ACCTAGCCTTTAATGTATTTGTAGAGGAGCTTGTACCTATGTGTGACCAAGTAGTTCCTGTGCCATGAAAGTATAATGTTTTATTTACTTGAGTAGAATGAAATGTACCAAAGGTAAGAACTGTATTATCTGATATAGATTGGGCTGAGTCAAGTGCAATGCTGTTCTGATTTGTTACTGTTGCTACTTTTACAACACCAGATATGCCTGTGCCTGTAACAAACATACCAGCCTTTATGTTAGTAATAAAACTAAGTACAACATCATCTGCTAGAGATACAGCAGTATCTAGTATAATGCTATTTTGACTTGTTACTGTCTTTACTGTTACTTCACCAGAGATACCAGTGCCTGTTACTATCATGCCTTTAGTAATAGTTCCAGTAAAACTTACACCAGTACCAGCAACACTAACACCTGTAACTGGCCCCTCTGCTAAACCTGTACCTGCTATCGTAGCTGCTGTTATCCCACCTGAACCATCTACTCCAGTTATTGTAATGGTTGCATCATTGGCTGTAGTAGCACCGTTTAGCTGTGTACCAACTACTTTAATTGTTTCACTAGCTGTGTAACCTGAACCTGCTGCAGTAATCGCTACAGTGTATGTAGTACCTGTTTTAATTACATTGAATGTAGCACTACTACCAGAACCACCATAAGCAGATTGCGTTGGGTTTGTGTATGTGACAGCACTGGAGCCTACAGAGGTAACTGTAACAGTTGCATTGTTTGCTGCAGTAGCACCACCTAAGTTTGCACCAAGCACCGTTATTGTTTCGTTAACCTTAAAGCCTGTACCTGCTGCATTTATCGCTGCTGTATATGTGCCATTTGTATTTGTTACATTGAATGTAGCACTTGCGCCAGCTAGAGAAGTAGCGCCTGTTACTGCTGTAAAAAGACGTACTTTATCTAGGGCAACTGTAGTTTTATTAGTGATAGCACCGTTTACTACAGATGTAGCTGTGTTGTTATCTAACGATACTGCTGTAGCACTAGATACTGCTCCGTTTACTGTAGAGGTAGCTGTCTGATATTCTGTTACAGTAGCAGTATCCATCTTCCTAGCGGTCACAACTCTGCCAGAAGATACAACCTTCATAGCCAAGACTTCACCACCGCCGGGAACTTTAGTATTACTAAACTTACTGTATCCCTTTAGCTTACTGTAACCACCTTCTCTGTCAGACTCAAAGTTCTGTAAGATAGTAGCAGAGCCTACAGCATTAGTACCCTGTTGTAGTGGAGTAAGGTTGGAGATCAACCCACCTTTGAACTCCATAGGGAATGTAGTCCATTGTGTTGCCATTAGAAGCTAACTCTTCTGTCTCTTAGGTATGGTGTTCTATTTATATTTATTACACGTAAGTCTTTTATCTGCTTCTCAAACTTTTGTAAGGCCACATCAGCAGCTTGGGTATCACCCCTAAACTGGAATGCGTAGTACATAGCACCATCTACTATGGCAAACCTGTACTGCTGTGGTAATGATGGTACATCTAAAGGATTCTCTAAATCGTAACCCATTGAGTAATACTCATATACTATAGTGTATGCCTTGTCAGGCACAGGATGGCATATTAGCTCCCTACTAGGTGTACGTACAATAAACTCAGGCACACCACGTATATTTGCATCTGTATTAAACTCATCATCAGCGTACTTCTCCAACCATTCCTCATAGACTAGTGACTTTAGTTTTACTGTTCCTGTGCTAAGACTGTTATCTCTCTTTACACGAAACGAGTTCATGTTAATTGTTTTAGCATCTACAGGATAGTAGTACTTCATAGAACCTGCAGCTAATACAAGCTCAGACTGCACATGATTCCAAGGCCACTCAAACTCTTCTTGATTGATATGTCTTACTGCAGAGTTGATAGCATCTTTAGCTATACTGTAGTATCCAGTAGCTGCTGCAAAGTTTGCTTGAGTTAATGCTACCTCATTTAATCTATGGTTAACATCATTAACTAAACCAAGAAAGTCGTATGCCATTTATCTATTCCTAATTGGTAATATCACAGAGCGTTCGTATGTAAGTCCTTGAGTAGTATTTATACGAACAGTAATATTATATCGTACATTGTTTGTTCCTCCACCAAAACGTGCAGTGGCTACGTTTCCAGAAACAGTACCTGCTATGAACTGTAAGTTATTTACAATTTGAGCAGTTGATACTTGAGTCTTTGTTCCATCTGCAGCATCTACAAAGAAAACTGCTGAAGCTATAGAGTCAGATCCTAGAAACCTAGACCAGTCTACACTGAAGTCTGCTGTTTCGTCAGGATCTTTTTCAGGCCATTTGTAAGACATATCTTATCCTTAGTTTAGTATGTATACTACGTTGTCTGTTCTTACAGGACTTATAGTTACTGTTCTGTTTTCCGCTGGGATATATACAGTTCTATTGCCTATAGTAGGTGCGATTATTGTTACTGTTCTGCCTCTACTAAAGTTATCTGCAAAGTCATCAAACGGAAAGAGTACACCAGTAGGGTCATCTAAGTTCTGCGCTATAGTAGCATTTATATCAGGCAGTGTAAAGAAAGCTAAACCTGTTATACTTGGTACTACTTTATCTATTACAGCAGTCACAGATGTTGGAGTATGTGTGGCTTTTCCTTGTGCTGTTAATCCTATAGGTACGCCACTAGTAGTAATAGTATTACCCATAGCGTTACCATGAGCAGTGCAGTAGTATCTCATTCCTATTCCAGGTGCAGAGCTTGGTACTGCAAAGGTTACACTTGCCCCAGACTGACCGGGAGTACCACTGCTTGTTACACCAGTTGTGTAACTATTGTTGCCACTCTTAAATGCTAGTGGGTGTCCAGCGTTAGAAGAATCACTCAAGTCAAATGTATATGTTGTTCCTCTTACAAGCTGTATAGTTGGTGTAGTGGTTCCATTTAAAGCAAACTTGTTACCGCCAGAACTTACTACTGTTACAGTAAAGGTGGTAGTGCTATCTACTGTAGTGATGGTATTACCCATACCATTACCGTGTGCAGTACAATAGTATCTAGCTGGTAGTGTACCTGAACTAGCAAGTACTAGAGTTACTGTAGCCCCTGATGATCCTGCTGTTCCTGAAGTTGTAACTCCTGTAGTGTAAGAATTACCAGATGCATCTTTAAATCTAAATGGGTGTCCACTGTTAGTAGCATCACTTACATCAAAGACGTATGTTAGTCCTTTTGTTAATGTTAACGCAGCAGCTTCTACACCATCTATGTAAAACTTGTTACCACTTCCACTGTTAGCTACAGTTACTGTGTAATTGTTTCCTGTAGGCTGTACGTTATCACCAAAGACTGCACCAGACATAACAGTTTGAGATGGTAGGTTCTTATTAGCTACTCCTTGTATGCTTGGTGCGTTAGGTGTGAACGTTCCTAGTAGCGAAGGATGTGTAACGTTTGCTTTACCTGAAAGTGTCAGTGCAGCTATACTTGTGGTGCTTGATACGTTAGCGGTAGTTATATTTGCTTTTGCGTTAATGTCAAGCGTAGCGTTGGTTAGTGTAGCAGAAACCCCTGTTAATGCTGGTAGATTTACACCACCTGAGAACTGAGGAGAGTTTAACGCAGAAGCTGCAGGTACAGCAGGAAGATCAACACCTATGGTGTACTTGGTAAGTTCTGCTGAGAATGGTGTCTCTGCTACTGCAGCAAAGCCAAACATTAGTCAGCCTCTTCTATGGTGTTACCCTCTGCCACCCATTTTTGTATGGCTTGCCAGTGTCGGTTACCTTCAGCGTTTACTGGTATTGATAATTCTTCACCATCTATAGTAGCTGTTACACTTACATTATCTTCCATAGATGCATGTTTTGCGTACTTTGCTTTTGTAATATTCATCTTTATAACTCCGCATCATAAGCTAAAGCTGCACTTGCACTGATATTTATAATTCTCATAGCAAACCCTGCTGTGGTACTTGAATTAGCCTGTACAAAGTGGCTCCCAACAGTATTTTCAGTATTAGTTAGCCAATAGTTCCAATTATTACTAACAGTAAGACTTCCGTTGCCTCCATAACCTCGGTAGTAATCAGTTCCAGAACTCTGAATTAAAGTTGGGGTAGCCCTCATAGGCACAGGAAAATTTACCTGAAAGTCTAATTGAGTGGTTGTATACATATCTCCCATACCAATATACTTAGTAGCAGTACCAGTTTTCAGATGTGCGTAATAATACCTTTGGCATTTGCGAAGAGTAGTTTCATACGGTTCATGCTCGAACGGCGTACTTTGCGGCCCAACTTCTAGCTGGACTCCTGTTAGGTAGAAGGTTGCACCTGATGTGCCAGCAACTTGAACTGATCCAGAAGCTGCCAAATCAGCAGATTGCCAAGCATTAGCCGTTCCAACTTGACCAGAACCGTAACCTAGAGTGAATAAAACTCTGACACCACTTGTGTTGTTTGTGTTCCAAGTTCCAGTTGTACTACCCGTTATAGTAATAGTTTTATGTTCCCAAGTATTTGCAGAAGATATAGAGTAAGTGAAAATGTAGTTTTGTCCTCCAACTAAAGCTCCGCTAAAAGTACCTGTTAATGAACTTCTTACATAAAAAGACAACGTACAGGTTTTTGCGCTTGAAGTTCCCCAGTTTAATTGAGCAGAATTAAACCCCTCAACGTGTTGGGAGATTGTAAGCGACTCATTAGTTCCAGCGGAAAAAGCACTTAAACTTGTTAGCCCTAAGTATTTTGCAAAGCCAACAGGAGGTGTCACAGAAGATTGGTTTTGTTGAAAGCTAAACTTTCCAGCTTGATCTGAATAATACTTCCAACGATCAACAGTGTAAGTTGTGTACTGTCCTAAAGAAGATATTGCAGAGCCACTATTGCGTTGGTCAATAGTCATATCTCCATTGATAATAACATTTCTGTTACCAAGCTGTCCATCTGTAGGAAGATTGTCTGCGAGTTTACGTGCGTTGCTCATGTGTTCCTCCTAACCTATTAAAATTCCACCAAAATGAGTATATGGACCTTGTCCAATAACTGTGCATCCATGAGATTTCTCAGTGGTTAATCTAACATAATCATTTGCTGCTAACGATATGACTGCGGTATTATTTGCTGCTATATAACTACTGGAACTACCGCCTTTACCAAACCAATGGATATGTCTTCTACCACCATTAACTTCGAACTCACAGCTAAAGTATGTCATTGCTCCTATTGGATGACCACCATTTATAGCTGCACAAAATAAATACTTACCAGCTACAGGTGCAGTAAAAGTTCCTGAACTAAAATGTGAACCAACATTTGTTCTAGTAGCCCAAGAGTCTCCTGTTGACATATTATAGTTACCTGATGGATGAGTAACATTAGCACTTAGATAAGCATCAAACATAGGCTGATAGGGTAATGTCATACCACCATCATTCCTAAAGGTAGCTGTTGCATTACCACTACCACCACTAATGTTTAATGTATCTGAAGCACCGCCATATTTAACGGAAAACCCATTAGAATTATTTGCTAATCTAAGTCCAACTGCATTTGTTGCACCACTATTGGTGGTATTTCTTTTCATGTCTAATAAAAGAGTAGCGTCTGCTCCATAAGGTGTTGCGCCACCATCTACGATTGTAAGATTATTTGTAGGTGCTGCTGTTCCTATACCGACCCTATTGTCTGCTACGTCAACATGAAACGTATTGGTGTCTATAGTAAGGTCACCTGTCATCGTATCACCAGACGCATTGACGTATCTCGTATCGGCTGCTGCTTGGTTGAGTGCATCACCAACGCTAAACGTATTGTATGCAACAACTTCTATCTCATCACCTGCTGCTGCACCTGATGTAAGTGTTACTGCTGATCCGTTGCTTGTGTAATCTGCAGTCTCATCTAAAAGCAAACCATTCATGAACACCTGTATAAATCCCTGCGTGTGGGATATAGTAAAGGCTGTCTGTCCTGCAGTAGCTGTGAACGTAGTACTGCTGTAATTGCCAGAACCTATGAGGTTAGCTACATCTCTTGCTCTTGTCATTAGGGGTTGCTCTCCGCTAAATGTTTAGCCCATGCTGTTTTGATTGCGTCTGTGTGTACTTGTGCAGCAATAGCTTTTACATCTGCACTTTCACCTGATACGTCTGAGTCTGGTGCTACAACATGACGATGAAATGAACGGCTAATCTCAACTCCGTCTTTCTTGATAATCGTTGCGGTTCTCACCTGTATCATTTTGTAATCACCGACTATCTCTAATTTGTCTTGTACTGTTTCTTCTGTTAATGCCATTATTTATCTCCTTTTGGCTATGGACTGACTACCCAGTTTCCAACTGGGGTGTTAATTTGAGTAATAAGTTCCGCAAACCATTATATTTATAGCATCACCAAAATGCTGATATTGGATAGATGAACTTGCACCATCTTTAAATCTTTGGAAAACTATTGCTGTTTGGTTTTGCTGTGTTCTAAGTATTGGAACATAACCACTTCCCAAAGAACCAAACCCACTATAAATCCAATGACCAACGGATGTATAGTAAGTGCTTGTAAAAGGCAAACCTGTTAACCAAACAGATTGAGAAGCACTACCTCCACTAGCTGTAATATTAGTGAGGTGAATCTGAAAGTGAACTAGTTTTCCTACCTTTACATAATACCCAGTACATGTATTAGTAAAATGAGTTACAGAACCTGTATAACTGCTTGAAAACCGACCATTCCAAGTGCCATGCTCATAATCGTCTAACTTATTAGCCGCACCAGTGCCGCCAATGTAAGCACCGCCTGAGAGGTAGAGGTCTGTAAAACGTGATGTGGCACTACCAAGCGCATACGCATTATCTGCTGTAGATCCTGCGTCATTTGATGAATAAATTACATTAGTGTCAAAAGCTAACCTAGCTCCACTATTCCTACCAAACATTGGGTTTCCATAGAATGTTGAAATACCACCAACAGTTGAGCCATCTTTTTGTATATCTACAACATTCCCAAATGAAGTAGCACGATCTACAGTTAGAGGTGTTGCGCCATCATCATCAACAGTCAAACCATTAGCGGCAGTAACAGCGCCAGTAACGCCTAGCGTACCACCTACGGTTACATTACCACTATTAGTTACTGTACCACTATGAGTTACGTTACCACTAAACGTACCGCCTGAAGCAGGTACATAATCATTGTCTGGTATGTTTGACTCAAACGATACAACATTAACAACGTCATTGAGGTTAGCTGCAGATGCTAGTGTAACTGTACCAGTGCCAGTTGTGGTGAAGTCACTATCATCCATGAGGATACCGTTGACGTATACCTCTATCTGTCCAACAGTAAAAGCTAATACTTTACCATCATCATCAGCACCAGTGAACGCTGTCTGACCTTGCGTAGCAGTATAGTCAAACTTAGTTCTGCCAAATGATCTTATGTCTTTAGGTTCAGTGCCGATGTATGACATTGATATTCCTTACTCTTCAGAGGCTTTCTTAACAACCTTCAGGTCAAACGCTTGTGCTACCTGTGCATCTTCACCAACAGCTAGTGCTACTGAGTTAGCATTGCAGTGTACTACAAGAGCAGCAATGATCTCATCCTTGGCTATCCTAGCTCTGTTGGTTAAAGCATTATCAGCCCAGTCCTGTGGGGATGCTGCTGCGTATTCAAGACACTTTAGTTCTGTGTCGGTTACTGTTACTTTAATCTCTGCCATATTATACTCCTATGGTTTTGTAGGCCAAGTTACATCATCTAAACTGGTTGCACTTTTAGTTATGTCACGCAAGTCAGTTCTATACTTTTTCTGTGCATCAGTCATAGTTAGGTCACTTGACGCCCACCAGTCTACCTCTGCTAATCTACGGTTACGTTCTTCACGTAGTAACCTCATGGGTTCTGCTGCTACAAGCTCATCCTTCTTAGCCTTGACCTTATCCCACGTTGTACCGAAGTGTGATGGGTCTGAGCTTTCTATTGCAGTGCCATTAGAGTCTGCGCCCATGACCTTGCGGAATTGTTCTTCGAACTCTTTTTGTGTTGTAGGCTCTCCACGTAACACCCACTCTGTTACGCCTAGTTCGCCTAATGCTGTTGCTATATCTGTCATTGTGTTGGCCTCCTTTAGCCAGCTATTTCTAACACTGTCATTTGCATAGTGTAATCTGCATGTCCTACACAGTTCTGGGTATTTGCTACATCTGATGATGGACCACCGTTTCTCATTGCAAGTCTAAATCTTATGTTTGATCCAGCATTAACTGAAACAAGACCAGTAACAGTAATACTAAGTGGGAACCAATCATCTGTACCACCACTCTGCCAATAGCCTGTTATCCCTAAACCACTTCCACCGTGGTTAAGTTCATCTCTGTTACCACTCATATCAACCCAGTTTGACCCACCGTCAATAGAATACCAGATATCAAAGGACATAGGTCTAGCGCTTCTACATGCTGCTATACCAGTAAAGTTAACATTCCATTTACTGTTTGTAGCTTTACTTGTTACTGATACTTCAGTCTGAGAAAGACTTAGCCAATTCAAATCATTCGAAGTATATACTGTTGTACCTGTTGCAACAGCCGTATTAGCAACCTGTAACACTGTACCCGTTGTATTTATACCCAAGGCACTAGCAGTAGGAGCCGCCCCTGCCGTAGTCTGTATCGTATCAACTTTTAAGATAGAACTCATTGGGCTATCTCCATAAGGGTAATGCGGGGTATTTCATTAGAAGTTCCCGAAGGAAATTCCACAGTCGCAGCACCATCTGCATTTCGGATATAAACTTTATACTCAACAGATGATGTTGTGTTCGGACTATCTTCGCCGTGACAAGCCATCCCTGCTTCAATCCGTGTTGAACTTGCAGTTCTCAGGCTAGTTAATCCATTAGGCTCACCGTCAGCCAGATCAGTAGAGCCATCACGATAAACAGTTAAGCAAATTCTAGCGCCGTTTGTGGCGTTGTTATTTGCAGAGCCTGACACGAATACTAATATCTTAGAACTAGTTGAGGTTGGGGTTATAGATGCTTTTAAAAATGTAGGGGTAAAACTTGTACTGCTTGTTTCTACACGCCCCTCATTTTTTGATCCGTAACTTACAACCTGAACAACATGACCAGGAATAGCCACCCCATTACCAGAAGTCTTTTCGTTTATGGTGTCTACCTTTAGGATGCTCATTGTTTGATCTCCGTAAGAGTAACATACTGACCTCTATAAACGTAGACCGCTCCAGATGACCCATTTCTGTTAGCATACAGAGCATATTCTACAGAGCTTGTTGTATTTGGTGAATGGTAAAACATCATTGTATATGATGAGTATGCTCCGTTATTGTCATAGTCTCCATGTATTGCTGTGTCTGGTAATAGATTTGCGTGTACTCCATCTTTGTAAAAATGAAGGTTCATCTCTGAGCCAGTATTTAAAAAAGAGGCACACGCTTCAAATTTAATGAGGCTGTTTGAATACTTTGGAGTTATTGAAAGTGCTAGATTTGTTTTTGCAAAAGAGCTGCTTGTTGATGCAAATCCTGATCCAGTAGGTGTCATTTTTACAACTTGAACTATTTGTCCTTCACTTGGCAAAAGCGTTCCTGCACTAGCGTCTATAGTCTGACCGCTAGGTACAATAATCTTATTAGCATTACCACCACTGCTAAGACCTTTTAGATTTTCTACGTGTAAAGTACTCATATGATTGTCAAATTCCCATTAACTGTAAGCGTTATACTAGACGCTATTGTTAGAGGTCCATTACAACTAGCATTCTGTGAGCTAGGTATTGTTGTGTCTGTACCCATGCTTTGCTCATTAGTTTGAAACAAAGCAGTCTTCATAGTATTCTGTGTTGTATCATATATTGGCGCTCTAATACTAGCTGCAAACGTGCCACCGCCTGATAGTGTGGGTGCATCTGCTACGCTGAATATGTTGTGAGATATAATAGTTATCTCATCGTTTAGTGCAGCAGCAGCGCCTAACACCACTGTAGTTCCTGTGGTAGCTGTGTAGTCAGCAGGTTGTAACAGTATTCCGTTTTGATATACGTCTACGTTTCCAAGAGAGTATACAGCATTAAATGTGGTTTGTCCAGCAGTTGCAGTATATGTATGCGCTCTTCTTGTACCTTCGGTTAGTGTCTGTCCTATGTATGCCATATCTGTGTCCTAACCTAATAAATATATGTAAGCCATATTATAGCTATTATTGGTGGATGGTGCAGTATAGCTGTTGTGCCATGTAAAGGCCATACTATCATTAGCATTACCACTAACTATAGAGCTTATTACAACGTTTACATATGCTGTATTAGTAAGATTTTGGCTCCAACTATTCACTTGAGCGCTTGTATTATTATAAAGCAGAGTCAAGCCAAACCATTGAGCATCTGTTGCTTTAAGATTTATATTACAGAAACAAAGATATTTACCAGTAACAGGGAAAGTAAATTTACCAGTTGTATTATTAAAACAATTACCAACATTTGCATGTACATTTCCCCAACGAATAGGATTATAATATGTGGCTAATGTTGTTCCAGCTGCACTATAATTATAAGCAGCAAAACAAGGCTGATTAGGCACTGTGACACGGCCACCATTATCAAATGCTACATCTTTAGTACCATCATTTTTTATTCTAAAAGCATACTCATTGTTTGCCCCAATATATAATTCATCACCAGTAGCGGCAGTCATAAATAAGGCATTTGTGCCAGCATCTTTTATTTCTAGTGAGCTATCTGCATCAGGGTTTATCGTTACTGTCCCTCCAACAGTCAACGCACCTGTCATCGTGTCACCAGCAGTGTTTACAAACCGTGTTTCACCAGTAGCTAAATCTTTAGACTTACCCATTAGGTAATCTCCAATATACTCATCATTACATCACAAGAGGAGGCTGCACTTGATGTCACTTTAATGCTATCGCCTGTTTGTAAAACGACCTTTTGATCACCTCCCACGACAACAAGTGAGCCTCCGCTAGGTACGGTAGCTGTCTTAACTAAGAACGTATCATTAGATCCATCGTTGTGTGTTACGTCAACTGTGATAGCTGCAGTAGTTCTGTTAGCACAAGACAACCCAATAACGGTTGTGGCTGTGCTGCCGCCTACTGTGTAGCTTCCCACCGTAACTGCTGATGTGCCTATGCTACGTGAAGTTTTTCTAAGAAATGTATTTGCCATATTGCTATCCCAAAGCTATCGCTAGTGCAACAGCAGAACCTGCTGCATCAAAAGCTGTGGATGCCGCTATACGTGCATCTGCTCTAGCGTTTGTGAAGTATAAGTTAGAAGATCCTTCTGATAAATCATCTGTGTCGTGATTACCAAAAGAGATTATAGAGTTTAGATCGTGATCGTTAGATGCAGGATCAAGGTGAGCAGCAACACTAGCAGGTAAAGTTATGAATACAAACTTAGTTCCTGCTGAGAAGTTTGTTGCTGATCCACTGTTTGAACTGGATAGTACTGTAGTTCGTGCAAGAGTGTTAGTACCACTGTATGTACCTAGTCCTACTTCCCACTCATCTGTGCCATTAGCTGTATGCACAATAGCGTAGTAAGTCGTGTCATTAGTAGACATGACTGATGCAAATGTATCGAAGGTAGCACTTGCACCTCCAAGGGTTAGACTAGATGTTCCTGTAGTAGTCGTGGTTTCACGTACACGATCTTTTAGTACTAATGCCATTGTATTACCTTTACGTTATACGTATGACTGCGTTGGATGCATCTGCAGTAGGAAAGATAACAGTAAAGTCACCTGCTGTTGATGCCACGTTTGAGCCAAACGAGAATACAGCTATAGCTTTGTTACTTGCCGAACTGTTGTAGAGCAAAGCTCCAGCAGCCGTGATTGTCAGGTTGGAGAATACTTCATCTGCAAAATCTACAATAGCCGTATCTCCCGATAACGATATGACAGGCGAATCCAGTACCTGTCCTCCTGCACTGTAGTTTGTTCCTGTAGCCTCATCTGAGTTAGCTGTAAGATCAGAGTAGTTAGTTGTAGCTTTACTGAAGCTGCTTGTAGGCGATGGTTTTATTAACGCAATCTTTAACGAGTGCGTGTCTAAATCGTGAACACCCCCAAGTAGCTCTTGCTTGAAGCTGTTGCACATTGCTGTAGTAATAGTACCCATGAGAATGTCCTTATGTTAAATGCACAAAGAGGCCACCGAAGCAGCCTCTAAGTTTATCTTATGATTATGCAACGTTGTAGATAGCTGACACCAATCCTTCAGGGCGTAGAATCTTACGTCCATAGAGGTGCATACCACGTACAATGTCTGCAAATGAGTCGGGATCTCTATAGTTCTCAACTTTGTTCATTTGCTCTGCAGTCGCTACAGCTTCTTGCTGTCCACCTAAGATTACACCGTAGTGTGCATCTTGGGCTAGTGCGCCAGCGTGAGTTGGACCATTACCTTTAGCAGGTAGGTTGTTTGAAACGTACACTTGAAAACCGTGAATGTTTCCTGCAACCAATCCATTTTGTAGACCTGATCCACCGAAGTCTGCATTGAGAAGACGTGAGTCTTCGTCTTTTAGCATTTCCATGAATACTGGATCTACAACCAACCAACGTCCACGTGAGTCAACGTTTGCTGTGTCCATTTGACGTGCCATACGTGCGACAACTGTCAATGGTGATACAGTAGCTGATGATAACGCAGTTGCACCAGGCAAACGTGTTGCCATTGGGATTGAATCCCCAGTAGCATATGCTGTTGATGCAGCGTCTGCTGACCCTAATGCGCCCATATCAGTAGCATCCAACTGGTTAGTCTTTAAAGATTCACCGTTGATGTTACCTGATGTTGGGTGCTGTGCGTCACCTGAAGATGAAGTAATCAATGCTCCAGATGTGTCATAGCCTGACATATAAGATAGAACATCTACGTCAATAGCGTCTGCCATTTTGTAGGCTGCTCTGTCTGCTGCTAGACTTACGAAGTCAACATGTGAGAACTGCTCTTCAATGTCATCCATTTTAAAAGCAAAGTAGTTAGCTTTGTCAATGGTGAGTGAGAAATCCTGATCGTCTAACTTCTCTACAGAAATACCTGTGTGACGCTGTAGTGCGTTAACAGTTACGTCTGGTTCTTTTTGGATGCGTACAACGTCACCCTGATTTGCAATGTCACCAAAGTATGAGTTGTTGGTGATTGCGCTTACTACAGCCGACTTTCGCAATGCGATTTGCGCCTGTTTGGAAAACATTATCGGGCTGAAATTGCCGTTAAAGCCTCCACTTGCTGATGCAATAGCCATAATTAAATCTCCTTTATAGATATGGCGTTGAATTAACACTACATATCCACCATGAAGAGGCCAACGTCTTCGGGTAGTCCATAAAGGGGCCGATTATTTTGGGTAAGTCTTTTGTGTGGCTTAGTGCTTGATTAAAGCATACACACTAATGTTGTGTATATGCTATAGTTGTATCTACGATGTTAAGAATGTCAACTACTTTCTTGATACATCGTAAATAAATCTTCCATTACGTTGAGCGTCTAAGATTTCTTCTTGTCGCTTTTCGTATTCTTTGATTGACATTGCAGCTACTTCTGATTCACGAATGTGTCCTGCTGCTTCATCTGGCTCTGGTGCTGCTGCACTTTTTGTTTTAACCGAAGAAGCTGCTGCTTTTTCTGAGGGAGAAGCTTTCTTCTTGTTGGTAATACCTTTGTCTATTTTATACAAGTCTATTACACGTGCTACAGATTTTGCATCGTCAACGTTTTCATACAAGGCATCTTGTACCCATTTAGGTTGTTCTTTAGCCCAGTTATGAAATATATCGTCCTGTCGTATCTCTATAAAATCAGGATGCATCTTGACAAGTTCTGCTTCTGCTTTCTCTCTTTGTGCATCTACTTTAAGTTCTTCAAACTCAGCCATACGTTCTTCTAGAGCAGTAGCAGATGCCTTGGCTTTTTTATCAGCAATACTTTCAATGATACCTGCAATATCAGGATACTCTTTAGCCCAAGCTTCTAACTCTTCATCTGACTT